ATGTTCTGCTTGTCCGGCTGACCGATAAGAGACTTGTCGGCCTTCCACTTGAGTTCCTTGATACCGTTTCGCTTGCAAATATCGACGAGCAGGTCGATGAGTGCGGCATAGGCCTTGGCGGTGACGGCATAAGGGTGGGTGGTGTCGGAAGCAACTTCAATGGTGATTGCCCGGTTGTCATTGGTGCCGTTGCTGGAACACCAAGAACGATCCTTTTCATCCACGGAAAGGCCAATGGAACCATCCTTACCAACAACATAGTTGGCGGAACATTGCCGGTCTGTGGTGGCGAAATAATCACACCCCTGTTTTGCTGTCCATTGCCCAACGATACAATGAATCGTGATGGTGTCAATGGCATGGTTCCGGGGGCTGGTTTTGTTTTTCGTGATCCGGGTATAGGTTGCAAGGGGGGAATTACTCATTTTCTGTATCTCCTTTCACCTGAAGAATGGCCTTGAACTTGGTGAAGGCTTCGGCGATATACTTACAAGACACCATCAGCACAGCGCCCACAATAACCAAATCAGCAAAAATTTCTGTGTATTCTTCCGGGATTGCCCACCCAAGCTGATCCGCATAAATCGGAAGGGTGGTGATTGCTACACAAAGTAAGGTCAGGCCCACAACGAATGTGGCAGCCTTCAGCCCGGAATTGATCATCTTCTGTTTGTCGAAGGGCTGAAGCAAAACCTTGATGTTGTAGTAAAGGGAAAAAGCGACATTGGACAGGTACGCGCACAGGAAGATCAGCATGGCCCACCCAATATTGATCAGATTGTTCAAAACAGCGTTCAGCATGGTTTCAAATCTCCTTTGCATCGTTATAGATTTCCGGGCCATACAACTTCCGAAGTTTGATCCGGTTTTCGGCTTTGGCTTTGGAATAGTAAAACCCGGTTGCGGTTGCCAATTCAGCAAATATGGCGGGGATCAAATAGGCCAGCGGTTCAAGGTTTTCAGTTTTCCAAACCATGATAAGGGTGAAGGCCGTAACCCCAACGGTTACGGCCTTCACCCTTATCATGGTTTGGAAAACTCACGCTTTGGCTTTTTGGTTCGTCTGCTCATTCTTCCGGGGGATCGGTGGACAACTCCAAGAATTTTCTGCGAAGATCGTCCATCACCCCATTCACCCCCAAAGAATGATACTGCTTCCAGCAATTTTCAAAATTATCCCGTGCATAGATTGGGGCATAGCCTTTTTCGGAATACTTATTGAAATCGCTGATCATCTGCGCCCGAAGAAGGGCCTGAATACCGGCCTTCAAAGCCTTGGAATCCTCGGTGTTATGCTTGATTTGGCTCCACAGGTATTTGAATACCGCCAAAATCAAGGTGGGAACACCAATCAAGCACAACACCTGATAAATTGTCATGGCTTTCCCCTCCTGTCAGGCCCCAATCAGGGCGGCAATGTGGCGCAAATCTTCAACGGGGCCGTTATAGAAGTCGAAGTTCCAAATCCAATGTTCTTCCTGATCCGGGCGCTTGTACTTCTGACAAAGGGCATCTTCCCAAATCTTCCCCCACCGGGCCTGATACCCGGCATCACGCTTTTCCAGCTTGGGAATGATCCGGTTCAACAGTTCGCCCCGCTCCTGCCCCATGCCATCATCATTCTGTGTGAAGAAGTCATAGGCGTTTTGGCTGGTGGCCGAACACACCGGAAGATCATTCAGGATCAAAAAACCACCCTGACCATTCAGGGTGGTTCCATACGGAATGTTCACTTGTCCGCAAATCGCCTTGAACCTTGCCCGTTTACGGCAAACATAGGTTTTATACTCCATCCGTGCTTTCCTCCCACCCGTACACACCGGGTTCCCACACATTGGAATCCACCGTGGAAATCCAATGCTTTTCCTTATGGCTCACCTTTGCCCCCTTGGAATAAGCGTCATGCGCTCCCACCGGTTGGCTCCATTCGGGCCATTCTTCAGCGGGATCACTCGTTTTGCTCCACAGGCTGGAAGCCGTGTCCGGTGTCCAATCCGCTTGGGAAGTATGGGCCTGAACACACTTGTAAAGGGTTCCGTTATACCGGCGAATCTGCCCCACCGTGTAGCCAACAGGGAAAGCCCATTCAGCGAACAAATCAGCGTGTTCCGCCGCCGTTTCAGCGTCAATGCTCCCGGCTTCCGCCAAGGTGACAAACACAATGCCGTTGGTGGTATTGGCTTTGCTGATTTCTGCCCCTGCATCGGTTACTTCCAAACTGACGGTTTCCAAGCCCTCCATTTCATCCCGGCCAAGCAAATGGTACGGTGTCCCTTCAAAAACAATGCCCGAAGCATTTTGCTCCGGGCAAAGGACATAGCAACCATTTTCGGCTTTTTTGATGTAGTTCAGGTTCTCGGTCAAGCCGATACCGGCCCCGGCTTTGATGATTCTAAACATTGTCCACCTCCGAAAAAGATTGCATGGTAAAGCCGCCGCAACCTTAACAACCGTCCATGATCGTTGAAGTTCCGGTAATAGGCGCTTTGGCACTCCATGTATTGTTCTATGTCAAAGAAGGATCGTTTTCCCTCTTTGAACTCTTTGTGAAACAGCTTCAGTTTTCGCCTTGCCCGTTTCACTCCATCCCGGCTTCCATTCACCTTGATCTTGCCGGTTTCGGTAAGGGTGAACCGTGCTTTACAGAACCGGAATGGCTTTGTAAGCTGGATCACCTTACATTTACGCTTGTTCACTCGGATTCCAGCGACTTCAAATCGCCTTACAATTTCATGGCCCATCAGCTTTGCTTCATCCACCGTGGGAAAGAAAGCATAGTAATCATCCATGTAATGACCGGCGCAATGAACACGGGCCTGACACTTGATCCATTGGTCAATTTTACTTGGTAACGCCACCATTTCCTGTTGGGAAGGCTCCACGCCCAAAGGCATCCCCCGGCCCGGTGTCGGACATGGGGAATACTGGATTACAGTATCAGCCAAGTTTTGAAGTTCAGGATTCAAAATCAATTCCCGGTGCCGCTGATATAACAGGGCGTGGGAAGCGTTTGGAAAGAACCCTTTCAAATCCAACAGCAACACAGCACCTTCCCGGCCATAGCGCCGGTAATGCCATCCAAGCTGTTGTTTGATCCGTTTGAACTGCCAATGAAGGCCCTTTCCCTTTTGGCTTGCCCCGTTGTCATAGATCATGGAAGGTGAATACAACGGGATTAGGACTTCATTACACAGGGTTTTGTGGATTTGTCGATCCGTAATGTGCGGGGCATCTATCGGGCGGATTTTGCCCCGTTCCCGAAGGGTGAAATGGGAACAGGATTTTGGTTTCCAAGTCTGTTCCAACACCGTTCGCCGCCGTGTTGCCGTACCAGAAAACAGGTGGCCTTCAAAGTTTTGAACACTTTGCTTCCACCGCACCCCGTTACAGCACTTTTTCCCGTAGAAGAACATCTTCCGATAGGAAAATATTTTATTCGTTGGCCCAAGGCTATCACATCGGGCCTGTTTTCGTTCCAACCGCTTTGCTTTGCGGCGCTGGAACCTTGCTTCATGCCGTTCTTGGCTTGTCATAATAAAAGTATTCGCCCCTCGTACAAATATCTTGTAGGGTGCCGTCTAAAATGCTTTGCTCTTACACATGAAATGGGTTAAGGCACAATCACCCACCATGCAAGAAGCGTCCGTGTAAGGGCATCAAAGGGCAGTTTTAGGGATTTACACCCAAGGAAGCGCAACTCCTTTTACATCGGTCGTCTTTCACCTGAAAAGCCGTTTGCCTTCTGTTACTACATTTGACCGTGTATATCTGCAAAATCCGGGCCGCAACCCACCAGAATTATTGGCATTGTTATTGTTGTTGTTGCCATCCGTCCAGACAATAACGAAATTGTTGTTGTTATTGTAATTAGGGGAACGAAGGCCCCACCAAACCGCCAGAGGACACATTAACAGTCACGCACCTAATAGGAAATCATTTCTGTTTTGCTGTTACATTTTTGATTGCTCCTTTCAGAAGTTCGTTTTCTTTGTCGATCAGTTCACCCAAGTTTTGGGCCATCTTGTCCAGCTTCTCCATTGCATCCTGTGACTTCACCGGATTCCCCTTGGAAGTGGTAAAGGCCCCTTCCGGGTTCTGGTTCAGAATCAGGTAAACATGGGTCAAGCGAACATCCAGCGCCATCAGGGAAGCCCGTGCTTCAAGAAGATGGGCCTTCCTCATTTCAATGCGCTGGTTGTCCGAAGGAAAGATACTGTTGGCCTTCTCCGCATGGTCGATGATCTCACCGGCCAGCTTTGCCACCGGCTCCGCAATCAACCGGGAATACCGGGCTGAAAGACGGGTCAGGAAGTTCAGGGTTTCAACATAAATCTGATTGGCCGTGTTGATGAACTCGGCCTTGCTTGTGGTTCTCTTTTGCTTCAGGACAGACATTTTCAGTTATACCCCTTTGGGTGAATTATCGACATTGATCGTTCCTTCCGCCTTTTCCACTTCTTCCAAGTGTTTCAGAAGAACAAATTCAATGTAATTGGTAATGGATCGGTGTTCACGGGTTGCAAGCGCCCCGATCTTGTCAAAGACTTCATCAGATAGGCGCAAGGTGAAAACACGCTTGTTTGTTGCCATACAATACCCCCTTCAAACAGGCTTATAGATATTGTATGGCTGATTTTGTCCGGTGTATGCACTCAAAAGACAGTCAAATGATAGCACTTTACCGGAAAACCCCCATTTTTCAAAAATCGTCGGGCGGCTTACGCCGCCATTATTATTTTTGTTTGGGTTCCCTCCCGGAACCGCCGCCTTTCGGCGGGGGGATGGGGGCGGGATCATCCTGCGGGGGATTAGGCGGCAAAGCCGGGCCGCAACCCACCAGAATGATTGGCAAGGTCAATGCCGCGGTCGCCATCCGCCCAGACAGTAACGAAAGTGCCGGTGCCATTGTAAGGAGGGGAACGAAGGCCCCACCAAACCGCCGTGGTGACGGCGGTATGATTATTTGCAATCTTGGTGTTACCAGCTTTGTAATAATCATACTGGGCCTGATAGTTCTGTTCATACTGGTTGGCGTAGCTTCTCACACCAAAGACTTCAAACTCGGAAAGATCAAACAGGTAATCGGTAGTAGTTGTAACATTACCGGAACTGTTGCTGGAATTGCCCGTGTTATCGGTGTACTTGGTCACGGGTTGCATCACAGCACGAAGGTCAGACGGAAGCGCCGCCATCAAACTGTTTGCCAAGGGGCTTGTGGGGGTTCCATCATTACCATAAAGGGTTTTCCGCTTATAGCAAGCGTTCCAACCACCGCTGTTCGTGTTGCTGGTGTTCCAACTGAAATAACCTGTGCCGGAAATATTAGTGTTGTATTTGCTGTCACACAGGGCAACAGCGGCACTCCCAATTTTTCCGATCTGAAAATGGATCTTATTCCCGCCTTCACGGGCCGAATTGTGATTGAACCCCAAAATGAAAACATTGACCGCCAAATTGGAAAAAGTGGTGTTACCCACCTTACCATTGATCTTGATTTCCTTCATATCACCAACGGCCCAATAGTTGGCTCCCAAACCTGCGGAACTGACTTCCCGGATGGTTGCCCAACTGTTATCGTTCAGAACCTTGGTGGGCAATGTCACTTCAACGGAACAGGTCTTATTGGCCGGGGCCGTGTGGTTGGTGCCAGCGGCCACGCTGACGGTGATTGTAGCGCTTCCTTTGGCCTTGGCGGTAACAGTTACCACCGAACCGGAAACACTCACAGAAGCCACCGTGGGGGCGCTGGAAGTGGCCGTGATTGTGCCGTTACCGGCTCTTGTCACGGTGATGGTGTCCGTGGTCTTTGCGGCGGTCAGTTTGATGGAAGTCTTATTCAAAGACAAACTACCAGCGGCCTTGGCAATGCTCCAAGCAACCGCTTTGGCCCCGGTGCTTCCATCAGCCCACTTGTAGTTCGTTTTCGGCGTGAAGGTGGCATTGTAGGAACCGGCGTTCGTGCCGCTGGTAGTTCCTCCAAGCGTCATTTTCCCGCTGTCATAGTTGTTCCAAGTGGGGCTTTGGGCCGAACCGGTATAAGTAAGGCTGTTGTTCTGCGTGGGGATCGTCATGGTGGCGGCGTTGATCGTCCAAGTCACTTCCTTGGCGGTCTGTGTGCCGTCTGCCCACTTATACTTCCCTTTCGGCGTGAAAGTGGCCGTGTAAGTTCCCGCATTGGTGCCTGTAGTCACGCCGCCCAAGGTCAGCGCATCGGGGTTATAAGCGTTCCAAGAAGGGCTTTGGGCCTGTCCGTTATAGGTCAGGGTGCCATTCTGCGAAGGAAGAACATTGATGGTATAGACGATACCGGACACAGCATCCAAGGCCGCATTTGCGGCATCCTGTGCGTTCTGTGCGGCTTCCGCACAGGTTCCGATCTGGTTCAACAGATACGGGTGGGCGGTCTGATCAAGGTTGTGTTCTCTCACCTTACTTTGGGCCGTACCTTTGGGATCATAGTTCATGCTGGGAAGCTGTTCGGCGGGAACCTTACCATCCACCAGATCAGCCTTCCCGGATTGACCTTTCTGAAGGGCTTCAACGGCATCCGCATTGGCCTTCATTTGGGTATCAATCTTATCCATGTTTTCATTCTGAACCCCTACATCATAAAATTCAGATTCAAGGGGTTTAGTCAGCTTGTAATTGGTTGTTTTATTCGCCATTCTTCAAAACCTCGTTTCTCAACTGATTATGGGTATAGGCGGCAAGCTGGGCATGGGTGAACCGCCCAAGTTCCGCATGGGTGTTATAAAGCTGAAGCAAGGTCACAACCATGTTTTGGGGAACAACCCGGTTCAGCAAAGATTCAACATCATTGAAGTTGTTCTTTGCGGCCAACCCGATTTTCACAAGAAGCTGATAGGTGCCTTCTTCCACATCAGCGGAATAGTTTCCCTTCCCGCACAGCGTTTCAAGGATGTTCCGAAGCTGGGGCAAGGTGTACGGAAGTTCTTCATTGATCCGGGTCAGAATACGGAATCGGCGATCGTCAAGACTGTCCGTGCCTTTTGGGGTGATCCCCAAAATCTTTTCCCACCGGGAAAGGCCCATGTTTCCAACGGTGGGAATGAACTGATTATCAAGAAGATCATCCGTGGTATTCCATGCCTTTTCAATTTCCGGCTGTTCGCTCCCCATGATCCCCTGAAACTCCGCATAATCACGAATGACATAGGGAAGATAATCAATCAGTTTGCGTTCCATGCTCCCGGCCCCCTTATCCGCTGATCACGATGGTTCCCGGCTCAATGGTTCCCAAAACCGGGATGTGGTCAAGGGTCAGGGTACAGTTCGCCGCTTCACCGTTGATCTTGGTGTTGGCAATATCCAGAATACCGGTGATTCCCAACAGGCGGCTTTCCACCTGACTGATACGAACCACAAGGGCTTCATTCTGGTCTGCCCAACTTTGGGCCAGTTCCAAGAAGTAACCGTTGATTGCTTCCGTGACATAGGCGGAAACATCATCCCAATTCCATTCCCGCTGATAGTACAAATCGAAGGAAAGGTTGATGGTATCTTCACCCACGCCTTCAACCCTCACCACATGGCCGATGGGGGCAATGCCCACACCTTCACCGGCGTTCTGAAGGGGGTCAACTGCGGTCTGCACCTGATCCACAAGGGTTTCCGAAGGCTTCTTAAAGGAACTGTTGATGATCACCAGCTTCACGGTTCCGCCCACAGTCAGCTTGCTATTGGCTCCCGCCGCATACACGGCATCCAACCACGCCTTGATTTCCTCGGACACACCGGAAAGGCCGCTGATCCAAGTGTCGGTTCCCGTGGGCGGAATCAGCTTGGCCGGGTTCAAATCGCTGTTCCATACCCGATATACCTTCACACCGCCAACGCCGGGAATGGCGTTCACCTTTTCCAGATAATCCGCACGGTTGCCGCCGAAGGCTTGGGCGTTCAGGCTGTCCATGTAACGCTGTCTGAAAACCTCGGTATCTTCTTCATCCTCACCGGGGATCACCACAGCGGAAATAGAACAGGTTTCAAGCCCGTCCACATATTCAATGGGGATCACCGTTCCGGTGTAGTCATTCCCGGCTTCACCAGCGGTTTCACAGGTGATTTCATAGTTGCCGCTTCCACGGTCAGCCGAAACATAATAGTTCAGTTCCCCGATGGAAAAGCGGGTGTTCATGGGAAGGTGCAAGGTGGTTGGCGTAATGCTCAACTGCAACACGGCGGGGCTTGCCGGTTGCGGTGTCAGGCCCCTTTCTGCCGCCCTCAAAATGAGATAAGGGCGGGTTGCGGTGTCTGCAAAGGTTTCATTCAGCACCGTATCAAGGGCAATATAAAGGTTCTGCAATTCCACGGCGGCGGGGGCATCACCGCACCAAACCAACGAACCTTCACGGGTGTCCAAATTGCCATTGATAGAAAGCGCCTTCTGAAGCATCCGGGAAAGGATTGCTTCATAGGTCTGTGCTTCATACATCAGATTTCAACCCCCAATTCTGCATTGATTTCGCCAAAAATGCTGACCACCGTGAAGGTAGTCAGCACTTTCTTTTTGTTCACCGTAAATTCAAAGTTCTGAACCGCCGTGATCCTATCATCCTGAAGCAAGGCTTCACGAACCCGGCGTTCAATTTCGGGAATACAGTATTCCACATCTTTCCCGATCAGATTATGAAGTTCAACCCCATAATCCCAAGAATGGATCAACCATTCATAGCGTTCTGTGTTCAGGATCAGAAAAACCGCCTGTTCCACAGCTTGGATTTCATCAATGGTGCCGATGATGGTCAGGTTGTTGTGGTTCATCCTGAAAGTACGGCTTGGAAGGGTTTCAATGGTGAAATCCTGTTTAATATCATCCTGCACTTGCGGAATCATCATCAAGCCCCCTTTACTCGGTCAATAACCACGAATTTCTTTCCTTGCTGAACCCGGATCAGAAGCACCTTTTCACCGGCCTTCAAAGCGTTGTGAACCTTGAAGGTTTTCTTGCCAACATAGGCGTGTTTGTGGGCTTCATAAGCCGCCGCACCAGAACCACCGCCTTTGTCCTCGGTGCTGTGGTTCACCGTCATATCAACTTCAAAATCAGTCACATTCCGGGTCAGGATCAGCATTTTGGAAGTGTAGATGGATTTCTGATCCACCTGAATTTTCAAGGGTGAAGCGGAAAGGACAGTTCCAAACAGGATGTTCACCGGTTTCCCGGCTTCCACAGCTTCCACCGCCGCCCGTTTTACCACTTCAACAGGATTAGGCAATAAATTCACCCCCGATCAGGTCAAGTTCCATCATGTGTTCATCACCCCTGAAGGTATGGGTGACTTTGTTCACCACCATGTAATTGTTGGTGACAATATCGCCAAGGTTCAGGGCCACCACCACGGCGCTTCCAGCACGAACCCGCACATCACCGAAAGCGTTCTGAATGGTCAGCTTGCGGGTTTTCTGATCGTACAGCTTCAACAGGGCATCCGCCTTGGCGGATGCGCCCGTTTTGGTCTGAACTTCTTCAAAATACTGAAGAACACCCCATTGGTTCATTTTCGCCCCGTCCTGTGCAATGAACAATTCCCGCTTACCGGTTTTTTCATCGTTATAGGCCAGCTTGATCTTGTTATAGGTCTGTTCATCAATACTGGATTCATAGCTGAAGTTTTCCCCGGTTTCTTCATCAATCAGAAGGTTCAGCTTCATGGTATTGATGTTCTTCAGAGTCAGCTTCCCGGCATCGTCATATAGAACATAAAGCTGTTTGGTATTCATCAGGGTTTCATCAAGGGCGCTCTGGATCATATCAAACAGGGTTTGGCTTTCTTCCACGATGGTTTCAAGGGTATAACCGGTATCTTCCACCGTGCCAAGGTTCAACCGGAAATCTGTTGCAATGCGCTTCAGAAGGTCAGAAGCCTTCAGCCCTTCTTCCGTGATGGTGTCCTTATTCTTCAAATAACGCAACTGATCATAGGCCACAACATCAATGGTGCCGCCCTTGTCACGCTTTTTCTTGAACACAAACCCATAGAACATGGCCGTTCCGTTCACAGTCAGCTTCACCGGATCACCTTCAGCAAAGTTCAGCCCTGGCCCCTTGACAACGGTGAACTCCAACTTGCCGGGGGTTCCCTTGCGCTCCAAGGTCAGCCGTGCGCCTTCCTTGACAACGGGGAATTGGATGGTACTGTTATGCTGGATGAACAATTCAACTGCCAAACGGAATCACCCCTTTCAGGAAGGCAAAGTAAGAACCTGACCGGGATAGATCAGGTTCGGGTTCTTGATTTTGTCCTTGTTCAGATTATAGATTTTCGTGTAATCGGCCCCGTTGCCCAACTGCTTCTTGGCAATGTTCCAAAGGCAATCACCAGATTTCACTGTATAGGTGGCGGCTTTCGGGGCCGTTGTGGTGGGCCGGGGCGCCGCCTTAACCGTTGCGGTGGCGGTTCCCCCGGAAGTCTTGGCCGGTTGCACGGTCACGGTCTTGGTGCCATAGGCTCTGTACTGTTTCAGGTTGATCTTCACCTTCACATCAAAGCCTTCACCGGCATCATCGGTGATTTCATAGGTTTCAAGGCCAACGGTCAAATTAGTGTAATGGAACATCCCGCCACCGGGCTTCTGCCGGTTCAGAATGAATTGGAACGGGGTCTTGCTCACCTTCAGCCGTTCAAACAAGGACAGGTAATAGGCGGCGCTTTGCGCTCCACCGTTGCTGAAGGGATAGGACACTTGGGGAAGAACCAATTCAAAGGACACATCCGAAAGGCCAGCGGCCTTCAGAATGTTGATTTCTTCCCCGTTGATCAGGGTCATGGTTTTGTTCTGGTTATTGATCTTTACCGTCACCTTGGAAGGGGTGATGGGCATAAGCGTTCCCGCCATATACAGTTTATATGCCATTACTCATGCACCCCTTCTTCAGAAACTTCCAGCTTTTCAGCAAAGTCATTGGCCCAAGCATCCATGATCCCATCCAAATCAGCATCTTTGGAAATGTGGTTTTCATTGTGCTGTTCAACCTTGATTTCAGCGGTGGTGAACCGGTTGATTGCTTCCCGCTCGGCAATATCCCGCATATAGGCCAAATCTTCTTCCGCAATGTCAAGGGCATCACTCATAGCGGCGGTGTTCCCCGCCGTGTCCCCGGTGTTGCCATAGATACCATCAAGGGTGTTGCCAAGATTGAAGGCATCCAGCCCATCAGCGGCCCCCAAGCTGTCCATTGCAGAAAAGTCGAACAAGCCGCCCACGGTATCTTCCACGCCTTGGCCGAACTCATAGCCCATATCAAAGGCGGCTCCATACTCGAAGCGGCCCAACTTCATATCATCGGCATTCAGCTTTTCCATGACTTCTTCACCCTTGCCGAAGGTGGAATCCACCCAACCGCCCAAGCTGTCACGCCAGCCTTGGACAGAACCGGCAAGGTTAGAACCGAAGATGGTATCAATGGCCGAAGCCAACGCTTGAAGGACGGAAAGAACAGTGTCCGCCAAATCGAAAAACAGACGGGCCACAGCCGCAACCGGATCATTGAACACATTGCCGATGAAGTTTGCAACGGTTCCCACAAGGTTATAGATCATCACAAATACATCCACAACCAAGTTCCACAAGGCAATGAAGATGTTTCCGATGAACGCCAACGCCGCCATGAATGCCCCGCAAATCAGGCCGGTTGCAGAAACGCTTGTACCGGCAAACTTATTGACCGCCGCCACAGCCGCATAGAACAGGGCTACAAGGGCAATGATCAGAATGATGATCCATACGATAGGGCAAGCGTACAGGGCCGCATTCAGGCCGTATTGCGCCGCCGTTTGGGCAAAAGTGGCGGTAGTTTGCGCTCCAGTTGCAACGGTGGTCATAGCCAATCTTGCGGCCTTTACAGTTTCCAGCGCATTCACAATGCCGGTTACTGTTTTATAGGCAAGCATGGCTCCATTCAAAACAAGGAAAGCCGTTACAACACCGCCAACAATAGGGGCCAGCCAACTCCAATTATCCACCACCAATGCGGCCCCACCAATCAGAAGGTCAAGAACCCAAGTGGCAACAGAAGCGATCCCGGCAAGGCCATTGATAATCCCATCCGTTACTTGGGTAAACCGTTCACTATTTCCAATCTGATTGATCTTGGTCAGAATCGGGGCAAAGATGGAAAGGGCCTTGTTCTGCATGGAAGTCCAAATCTGCGCCCAAGTCTTGGGCATAGATTCAAACTTTGCATTGGTTTCATCAGCGGCGGCAAACATAGCGTTCTTCACCACTTCAGCGGTGATCAAGCCTTGTTCTGCATAAGATTTGATGGAACTTTCCGCAATGCCCATATAGCTTTCAATGGCTCTTGCAATTCCGGGGGCATTTTCCAAAATGGAATTCAGTTCTTCACCACGCAACGCACCAGCCGCCATTGCTTGGGTCAACTGAAGCATTGCGGCGGCTTGCCCTTGGGCCGAAGCACCGCCGATCACAAATTGCTTGTTGATCTGCTCCATGAAAGCAATGATTTCATCCGTATTGGCAAAAGCGGCCCCGGCGTTGGAACCCAAACTTGCAACGGCTGAAGCGGTATCAAAGTAGGCGGATCGGGAACGCTGGGCAGAAGCCATAATCTTCTTTTCCAGTTCAGAAACCGAACCGCCATCATCCACAATCAGGTTCAACCTTGCCCGTGTGCTTGCCAGATCATCAGAAATTCCAATGATTTTCTTTGCCGCCGCCAATCCGCCAACCGTGGCCGCAATGCCCTTCAGCTTGCCCCAAAGTCCATCGGCGGCGGTGGTGCCGTCCCTAATCCGCCGATTGAAGCGGTCTTGCTGGTTGCCAGCGTCCCGGATATTCTGTTCAATGGAATCAAAGGCGGCTCCGGCTCTTGCCAGTTCTTCACGGGCTTCTTGGATGGATGAAACATCAACTGAATTCCCGGAAGCCCGTTGCATGGCTTCAAAACTGTTCAGCACAATGTTCATGGCCTTGCGCATGGCCTGAAGGGGCGCTGTCACGCCATCATACAGGGCAATAGCGGTTCTGATAGTTGCCAATGGGGTTCACCTTCTTTCCATAGGAAAACCGGGGCCAGCAGTTATTTCCTGCGGCCCCGGCGCTGTTTCCGTTCAATTTCTTTCTGCTTCTTCTTTTCCCGCTCAACCCGAATATCAATAGCGGCAATAATAAAGGCCCGTTCTTGACGGTCAAGGTTGAAAAATTGGGAAGGTGTCAAATGCAGTTCGTGAAGGCAATAGTAAGCGATATTCGCTTCACTATCACCTTCTTCAATTAGTTTTTTGCCTCGTCCACCTCGTCCTGAAGGGTGGTTTCAAACCCGCAAACCTCCTGAACCTTTTGCAGATAGTCCGCATACTCGCCGGGGGTCAGCATGGTTTTCAGAAGGGCTTCAGCGCCCATCACCTTGTAACTGTCCTGAAGTTCCTTGTTGTTCAGGTCGGGGAACACCGTACAGGCCACAGCCAGCTTCCCAAGGTACATATCATAGTCAGTTTCCTTCTGATACTGGTTCTTCTTGCCGGGAACAGGAACCCGCTTGGCACAGGCTTTCCGAAGGGCTTCATCCTCGGTGCCGGTGATTGCCTGAATCTCCCATTCCATAGGCTTCTTAGTGTTTTCGTCCACAAACCGCTTGGAAGGGACAAACTTCACATTCTCAACCTTCAGGGCGTTTTTCGCCAGAAATGCGGTAAGGCTCATTGCTAAAATCCTCCTATTTTGAAATTGAAAAAAGAAAAAACCCGCCCACATTTACAAAATGGGGCGGGTTTTGACAGTGTTACTCCATTCCCGGCAGCATGGTGAAGGCTTCCGGCATCTCGAAGTCCTCAAAGGTGAAGTCCATATCTTCATCCAAGTATTCCGCATCAGCGTCAAACTTGGCAAGAATGCCGCCATCAATATTGCAATCCTTCAGGATCACGGTTTGACGGCCCACGGAAGAAGTGGGATCTTCATTGGTCACTTGAATGTCAAAATAGACATCCTCGCCGGTGTCCTTGTACTGCTTCATCATCTGCCGGAAGATGGAAGTGTTATAGTGGAAGGTTGCGGAACCCGTACCACTCCAACCGGTGGATTTATTGCCTTTACCGGTCTTGCCCAAAATGGGGATTTCCGTCTTGTTCTTCTCGAAATTGGCTTCAAGGTTGATAGCCTGCATGAAGTTGTAACGGTTGTCCCCAATGGTCACAAAGCATTCAGCCAAAGAAGCGGAAATTGCGTCTTTAGCGTGCATTACAGTTGCCATATCCTCTTACACCCCTTTCTTACTGAACATAGACGGTCATGTAAAGCTGGGCCATAGCGTTGACCGGGGTAACATAGTCCGTCACCACAACGGCCTTCTTGGTGTCGCCTTGGGCAACCGTCACATTGTCCGGGTTGAAGTTCTCAATGGCCCGGATATTCTGAAGTTCCTGATGGTGCTTCACAATATCGTTCCATAGGCTGATCCGCCCGGAAGCATCGTTGGGAACCTTGCCAATGTACTTGGTGCCGAACAACACCGCAATATCATTGGCAATCTGATCCAAAACCCGGATGGTTTGGTTGCTGGAAAAATCAGCGGATTTTTCATCCGTCACGGAAACGAAGGTGTTAATATCCTCCAACACTCTGACTTCATCATCAACCAAGTGGAACATGAAGGAACCTTCCAAAATCCCGTTTTCCAGTTCGGTTTGGGTGTAGTCGGTATCAACTTCATATTCGCCGTCATAGGTCATGTTGGTGGCAGACTTGTTCACGGCGGTTCCAGCAACCACACCGGTTGCCCAAGGAACCAAGGCGGCACTTTCGGTGTTGCCCACAATACCGTTCTTCACGCTCACCACACCTTCAAAATCGGCCAGATTGCGGAAAGTAACCACCTGAAACTTCTTGCCCACTTCATCCCGAAGGCGCTTGCAGTAGGACACGAACAGATCAGCCAAGGTGGATTTGGTGGCCGGGCAACCCATAGCGTTGAAGGTATAGGCTTCCATTTTGTCCAAATAGGTCTGATAGGTCGCATCCTCCACAGTCCCGTTGGCCCCATTGGTCAAGGGGGTGGTGGCGGTCAGGGCAAGGGTGGCGGTGCTGATGAAGTCCACATAATCATTGTTCTTCAGGTCAGCCGCTGTGGAAATGGCCTTCTGCTGATCCACTTGGACGGTGCCAAGGAAGGTGGAAACATCGTACAGTTTCGCGTCTTCTTGGCTATTCTCGTTTTCCTCGATCACAATGCGAAGATCATTGCCACGGGTGCCGGGGTATTTGGCCGTTGCATAGGTACAAGCGGCCTTGGTGCCGGAAGCGTTCAGGCGGAAGAAGTGAACCGTTTGGGCGTGCTTGAAAATCTCACGCATGGGCTTCAGTTCATCCGCCGTGTACGCATAGCCGAAAATCTTTTGGGAATCCTTTTGGAAATCCCCAAGTTCAACGGTGATCACTTCACCTTCAGGCCCCCAATTCATTTCAAGGGGAATGGTCGCAATACCACGATCAGAGAGGGTGGCGCTTGCTTTCGCAACCGAAATGAAGTTGATATATGCACCGGGCAGAATCTTGTTCTGCGTCAAATAAGTGCCGCCGCCAAGGGCCATATCAATTCACCTTACCTTTCTTGAAAAAGTTTTGAAGCAAGCTGTCCACCTGCTCCATCGTGTATTCCTCCCCGTCCTTCAGCAAAACGGACAGAAGATCACGCCTGTTGGCGTACCGCTTGAAGGTCAGGATATTTCTTTTGGTGAAAACCGGGACATTGGAAACAGGCGGGGCCGCTTCCTCCGTCTTGGGCTTTCTGGTTTTGGTCGTAGGCATTTTTTAACCCCCTCCAACTGTTCCAACCTCGGTTTCCAAGGTTTCCATCATCGTTTCATCAGCGGGCTGGATCATGGGCAAGTTGAAATTCACAAAGAAGTGAAGAACATTGTCCACAACCTCATAATTCACGCTGGTTCCATGAAGAAGATCACCGCCCGGAAGCGTAATGAAGTTCAGGGCTTCAATCATCGTTTCCGCAACGGTGAACATTTCAGCATTGTTGCTGGGGTCAGTCGGGAAATACTGAATATCAAACGGGTGCCGCCAGATAGACCGCCTTCCAAGCATGGGCGTGATTTCCGGTTGCAGAACGGCAATCAAAAAACAAGGCTCTTTCAAACCTTGCCCCACATCGTTCTGATAGATTTCATACCCATCCCCAAAGGCGGTGTTCAGCGCCATTGAAATTCCTTTGATAATTTCATTAAGCATCGAAACACCCCTTCAGGAAGTTGTATAGTTTCTTTTCAAGCAGTTTGGGCGCTTGCTGTTCCAGCTCTTGTGTGGAAATCGTCAGCATATAGCGCCCCTTCACCCAATTCTTCTTCAGCACCATCCCACCTTCAGCGTCAGGATCATAAACAAAGCGGTCACTTTCCCAATAACCGGGAATGAACCGCCCCGGCTCTTGCCGGTGGCCGTATTCAACATAGGAAGCATACTGAAGATTATTTAGCACAACAACGGTGTAATGGGTTCCCCGGTGGCCCACAGGCATCACCGCCCATGCGTTACGCAAGGTTCCATATACAACCGGGGTTCGCTTCACAACCTTGTTCAGTAACCGCCCCGCCAACTCTTGGGCGGCTTGGCGGCAAAACCGATCCAAGTCAGCGCCCATCAGCTTTTCCATATTCTTGTTCAGCCGTTCCAGTTGCTTGAAATCACATTTGCCCCACTTTGCCATTAGGCATACCCCTTGAAAGGTTCAAGCTGGATTTCTTGATGATTGGTGAAAACCCCGGCTTCACCGCTTTTAGAATAGGTAAACTTTCGTTCAAGGTCGTTGAACCGTGTCACCACGATTTTACAACCAGCGGGGATTTCCACATCAGGGGACAAGAACAGCTTCACAGTTTGGGAAACAGCGGCCACGGGATCACCAGAACTTGAAGTTAAAGTTTCAAAAGACAGTTTACAGGGCTGATTTTGAAGAAGCGGCTTTTCTTCAAAATTAGTAAGGTGGGTGGTAGGATCGGTGACTTTCTCTTTTACAAAAACAGAACACCGATCCTTCCACAAGCGTTCAAGGGCTTTTCGGTGGGCGTTTACCATACCAGTTTCCTATACCGGTAGATTTCATCCATCCGGCCATTGGTCAGGAAGTTGATCAGGCTATCCAACCGCTGTTCCGGAGTGGAATTGCCATCCCCAACGGCAAAAACCGTGTTGGTATCACCTTCCTGAATTTGTTTCACCGCCGCTTCAAGATCAAACCCTTCCAACTGCCCATTGGCCTTCTTCATGTTCAGATATTCCCCAACCGCCATAGATACGGCCATACTTTCCAGCCCTTCAGGAACTTCCTGAAGATTGGTCAAATTTTTGATCCGCCATTGGACATTGGTAATCACCATATCCAACAGCGGATCATCAGCGGCCCCCGTTACGCCAAGGGCCGTAAGCATTGCAATAACCTGTTCACGCAACGGGGATCACCGCCATTCCATCAGCCCAAAGACTGAATCCGGGCAATGGGAATCGCCTTGTGATTGATATAGGTACGCTGGGAAGTGGTGGTTTCGCCGCTATGAACCAGCGTCCAGTTCTGCCCGTTTTCCAACTCCGCATCAGTAGGGGACAGCTTGGCTTGGCTTTTCTTTTCATAGCTGATACCGAAGGGGCTAAGCACCTTGCGCTGACGCATATACAGGGTATCAACACCACCATTGGTCTTGGGGTCACGGGCCATTTCATAGGGAACCTTGGCCCCAATATCCTCATAGGAGATAGCGCCGTTGCCCATGATGTAGGTGGTGTACTGGGTAGCGGGAACCACATACATATCAGCGGTAAGGGTGCGGGTGCCGAAATAGGGGGTTACATCGGAAAGGTTAATGTCACCGGAACCAGTAGCACCGGAAGCCTTGATCACCAAAGCGCCGGGGGTGTCTGCGGTAGCATCAGCATAGCCGGTAACAGCGGGAAGATCATCGTCCACAACCACGGTGCGGCCATTCCAAGTGGCAAGGGTCAAATCCTTTTGAATGCCGTCCCCGTCAGTCTGCTTCATAAACTCCAACAGCTTCATGTTCTCAAGGTTGGTAGCAACATCAGAGTGCATGAAGGCAAGAGTGAACTTCTGCTTGTTGGCTCCGCAAGCCTTGCTCACGGCGGAATTCAGGGTGGTTGCGTCCATGTTGCCATAAATGGTGGTGCTGTGCTTCTCCACAAATTCCTTGTTCTTGGTGTCACTGGTAGGCATAGCAAAAACACCCTTCAGCATGGACAGAATGGTTTTCTGATCCAAGGTGTCCTTATATTCGGCCACCTGCTGGCTGATGTTGCCCATGAAGTCAACGCCGCCAGTAATGTCATAGGAGAAGTCCCTCTCAGTCCAAGCCTTCGCACGGCCGACGACAACGACGCCCTGCTCGAAGGTCTTAGTGGAGGTTGCGGTGATGTCGGTCTGGCCGTCGTAGTTAACCGCATCACCATCCAACAGGCCACGCATGGCAAGACGGGCGTAAGCGGTGCCGTTCTGACTGGTGAACACCGCCCGAATATCGGGGTTCCCGGCCAGCGCACGGGATTTCTTCAAAGCGTTCAAGGTCAGGTTGGGAATACGGCCAACCATATACTTGAAGGCTTCAGGGTTGAAAGACTTTGCATCAAACTTGCTGTTAGCCATAGTAAAATCGTCCTTTCATATTAAAGTTTTGTGTCAGGATTTTCGGCGAGGTACGCACAGAGCTCGTCGTAAGTCATATTCTCCGGCTTTTTATCGCCGGAAGGCGCCGGGTCTCCGCTCTCGCCGGGCTTGAAGCCCTTAAAGTCATTCTTCGGTTTCGTAGTGTCGAACATAAAACCGCTGTCGGGTGCCTCGGCCAGCTTCTTAATCTGGTCGGCCAGACCCTTAACGGTGCCGTCCGTGTCGAGCTCAGCCTTATCAAGGTCGAGCAGCGCCTTCACGGCTTTTACGTTCTTCGCTTTGGCAGCAGACAGAGCCAGCTCAACGGCGTTATCGATTTTGAGACGCTTGATTTCTGCCTCATGGGCCTTCGTCGTTGCGGTGTTCTCAGTCTGGAGAGTAGCGATTTGCGTCTTGAGCGCCTCGACGTCGCCGGTAGAGGCCTTAAGGGTCTCAAGCTGCTTGTCGCGCTCCTTGACGGTATCGGCGAGAGCTTTCTTCTCGGTGTTCAGAGTATTGAAGTCTGCACGCGCCACGAAGTTCTTGCCGATTTCCTCAGAGACCTTCTTATCAATCTCCTCGGAGTACGCTTCTCCCAAAATAGTTTTCAGCCAGTCCAACATTTTGTCCTCCTGTCTCCCGCTGTCCTTTTTATCCGGCCAGTCCCGGTATTGCGGGTACGCTATTTGTTGTCCGCCGCGTAAGGCGGTAATTTTTGTATGAAAAAAGCGCCTCCTGCTAAAAAGCAGGGACGCTCTAATCAACTATTGCTTCTGTGGGGCTCCACGGTCTACCGTATCGCGTTTTGACTGAGGGGCCTTTAGATTTACCCTCTGAAAAATCGGGCTCGAATTAGGAGCCTTCTGGCTCGCTCGAATATCGACCGCACTTCTTACATACCTCAAGGGCCTTATCCCAGTCGGGAACGGTATCGCCCTCAAGAAGAATATCGTCGGTAGCGATATTGCAAAGCTCCCAGCAATAGCCCCAGTCAATTTCCTTATTCAGTAAAGGGCACTTGACCTTATTTTGCTCGGACATGTTTCATCACCTCGTCATATAGCAGCTTGCCGCGTTCGTCCAGTTGGCCGGCGGTACCAATCTCGCCGTTATTATCAAGGACCACAAAGCCCTCGCTTGTGTAAAAGGCGTATTGCGTACCCTTGCGCTGTTTGAGCGCGAAGTCTGCGTTATCAATAATATTCTGAGTCCATTCTAAGGTTATACCGCGAGACGCAAACCGTTTTTCGGCGTGCTCATTCGCTTTGATGGCGACTCGACCCAGAGGCGGAGCGACCAGAGTTCCGGTCGTTCGGACTTTGCCCTCGTCGTGGAGAGTCTTGACCACTTTATGTGCAGTCCAAAAGCGCTTATCGCTTGTAGGATTCGCGCCCTTGTATCGGTAGTAGCCCGTAAGGTCCTTGTAGTTCTCAGAATTATACTTTAACTGCTGAAAAGCTGCAAAGCTCTTAGGCGCGTCTGCACCGAGTCGGGCCTTGTAGTTTTCATACTGCTTTTTATCAGCAGATTCATTATACCACATATTTTTGAACTTTTCTACGGTACCAGCGCCATAGGCAGCGTCTTGTCTCGCTTTCCAGTCCTTATATGTCATATCCTTAGGAATATAAAAGCTCTCACCGGTCTTTACATCTCTCGCGAAGCGGTCTCCGAGTCCTTGCATATCCTCGTAGTAAGGGGCAGTCGTGCCACGGCACCACGGATGAAAAGGCGGCGCAGTAACGCCGACTTGATACTCACTCATAGGATAAACCTTGCCGTCGAGCTGCGCGCAGAGGCCGCAGGTCTCGTTGTCAAGGGTTTCCACGATAACATACTTCTCGACGCCAAGGTCTTTGAAGCAGTCCTTGCGGGCCTCGTTCGCGAAGGCGGCGCTTTCGGTCATAACCAGACGCCCGGCCTGAGACTTAGAGACCTGAAAACGGTCGGAGATAGCCTTGATGGCTTTATCCGGTGCCGCACCTCGCATTATCATCTGAGTAAGCTGCGTGTTGACGCTGTTGACGAGCGCCTGCTTGTTCGCCCAGATTCTATCGCTGAAGGTCTGGCTGTCTAAGGTCCACGGCCGCGAGAGTACTTTGCTGATAGCTTCATCGGTCAGCCCGTGAAGCGTCCAGCCGACCCCCATGCCCTTTTGGAGCTCAAAGGCGGTATGATAATAGCCTCGCTGGTAAACCTCGCTCAGGGACGAATTAAGGGCCTCTGTCTGCGCCCCGTGTAAGGCCTCGGCCTGCTCCTGTAGTTGGAGCTTCAAGCTGTCAAGCCTTGACACGTGGACGCGGGCAGAAGCATTCTTAAGCTGCTTGAGCCACGCCTGAGAGACTGCGTTCTCTTGACCGTGTTTTATATACTCTTCAACGGTCCACCGGAACTCGTCAAGCTCCTGCGTGGTAAGCAGCTTATTCGCCTCGGCGAGCGTTATGCCATTTTCGGCCGCAAACCGCTGATACCATCTCGCGATTTGCGATTCTATATCCTGAATAGCGGTCGCATATTGCCGCTCGAGGTTTTTAACGTAGTCGTACCCCTTATCAAGCAAGGACTCCTCAAGAATCCGCATTCGGTTGGCCCAGTACTTATCATTCCTCATTTACCGGGTCACCGCCTTTGGGGTTACGCAAAGCCTGCGCCTGCTCAAAAGCCGCGCGATAGGGGTCGGTTTCCTCTTTCTGCTTTTCGAGCCGTTCAAGCTCAGCAGCAGAGTCGTCGACCCACGGGTGCATAGCGACGATGGTCTCGTCGGAGATAATGCCGACGGACTTAGAGCAGTTATCAATAGCCTCGGACTCGTTGATAAGAATATCGCGGTTGAAGATAACCGTAATATCTTCGCTCTCATACGAGCCCTTACCGGTGTTAGCGAGATAGGTGTTCACAAACCAGAGAATCTCTTCAAAAGAGGCTTGCAGCTCGGTCTCCATCGCGTTTGCGTCGAGGTCGATGTCGCAGTACATACTCTGAATGTTCATCTGGTTAGGCGTACCAGAGAGACGGTCGTCTTTCGCGTCATAGCTGCGGAGGTTTTCAATGAGCGCCTTTTTCAGAAGCTCGAGAACAGTCTTATAGTTCTCAGAGTTTACCGAGATTTCGAGACTGTCCACGCCGCCGTCAGTACCCTCGACCGTGCGGACCTTAATAGCTCCGTAGGTCGTCAGGTTACGCCGGAACTCCCCGAGGTCCTGCCCGTCGTAGTTCTTGAGGACAAGAACGGTATTACGGACGTCTTCCTCCATGTTGTTCACGAAGTCGGATTGCAGGAGGTTGATAGCGTCCTGCAAGGAGCGACCCCGACGAATGAGAGGGACTTCCTTCGGGTTGTACTTGATAGGGATAAGGGGGAAGCGCTCCCAGTTCAAGGGCTGCTCGTTACCCTTGCTGTCCTTTACCTTAACGTAGGCCTGCTTCTCAGTGTCCGGCGTGAGTACGCCGTTCTCAAAGATGTAGGTCGTGACGCCTTCCAGCGTGAAGAGGTCGACCTTCTTAACGATTTTCTTCTCGGTACCGTAGTAGACCTCGACCGGATAAAGGCGAAGAGCGGAGTCAAGCTCGGTATGAGCCGCGTCCGCCCAGAACGGCATAATCTCGTAGCCGGGGAATACCCGGAATGCGAGCTCGCCGTTTTTATTGTAATAGGGATAAAGCCACGAGATACCTGCATTGAGGCACTCGACTCCCGCACTCTTGAGAGTACGCATAAACCTCATGCCGAGTACCTTCTTGACCTCGGCTGCGTAATCGTCATTCTCGCAGGAGAAGGAAATAGGCTGACCGAGAAGGTAGTTTGCCTTCTGGTCAACATGTTTCGCATACTGATTATCCACAATACGGTTGTTCGGGAGATTCTCAATCACAATCAGCTTACCGTCGGGGCCGATAGCCGTGCGCTGGCGTTTGAGAATGTCATGGTCGCCGGTATAGTATCGGTCGCCGTCAATCATCTCGCAACGCTCGGGCGAGGTCTCCCAGTCGGTAAGCTCTCTCGCGTAGAACTCAAGCTCGGTCATAGGCCTGCCGGCGCGGAGGCGCAAATTGAAAAACTCCTGCTCGATAGGCTTCTTGAATAAAGGCATTTATCGCACCTCCTTAAAAACTGAATCTCGACGGCTGGAACGCAGCACGAACGAAGTAGCGTGTATCGTCCATGGCGTGGTCGTCGGTTTTGAGCGGCCGGTCTTCGGCTGCCTTTTCGTCCCACCGATATAAACCGAACTCTCTTATGCAGTCCGTGCAGCAATCGCAAAAGAAAATGTCGCCGGCATTCAGCCGGGTAGCGACGTCGCGAATACCGTCAAGGACTCGGTTACTTGCCTGCTCGACCATAAAACGGTCATGCCGGCGTATGACCTCGATAAACGAGGCAGCGGACGGGTCGACGATGATTTTCCGAATCGAGAGGTCTCCCGCAAGCTCTTCAATAGCTGCGTAGTGCTCCTCGTCTGTTCGCTGATACCGTTCCTTGCGTCCGTCGTAGTAGTACTCTCGAACGCGGTACCATTTTCCCTCACAGAGGCCCCAGAGCCCGGCTGAAGTCGGGTTTAGGGTACCGTAGTCACAAGAGATAAGGTATTCCTCGTAATCACGAGGCACGGAAGGGACTACATGATAGTCCTTATTAAACATTGTATATATCAAGCCCTCCGCGACGGTCCAGAGACCGCGTATATACCGGTCGTAGAACACGCCGGAGTACATACCCTCGTATCGGGCTTTGATTTTCTCGTCAAGGCTGAGGTTGTCGTCCATCGTAAAATGCAGGTAGAGCATATTGCGCTCCGCTGCTTTACGAATCCACTCTTTATAAAACCAATGGCCCGGAGACTCGGGGTTGCAGTTAAACCAAAACTTAGACCCGGAGACCGAGCAACGCGCCATAGCCTGCTCTACGAAGGAGCGAGGCATAAGGGCGACCTCATCGAAAAGGACGCCGGCCAGCGTGATACCCTGAATCAGTGTATAGCTGGACTCGTCTCGGCCGCCGAAGAGGTAGTAGGTATTAGAGCGATTGCCGATAGTGACGACCATTTTATTCTCGCTGCGGCGCTCGGTAACCTCAAACATGCCCTCAAGCCATGTGGGAATATGTACGATAACGTTACGCCGAAGCGCTTCAATCGTGCGGCCGCAGATAGCGAAGTTCTGTTTATCGAAGTTCGCCATGCTCCACATGATAAAGCCAATAGCCATTGAGACCGTCTTGCCGGAACGGATTGACCCGTCGCAGATAAGCCCGTCTCTATTCTGGTGTTCCGGTTTCGTCCACCAGAAGAGGGTCGCGTTCTGCCGAGGACTGAAGCTCTGGTATTGCACTCAGGTCAACCTCCTTTCCAGCAGCGTGAATTGCCTCGAAGAAGTTAGTCTCCTTCGCGTCAGACGACTTAATTGCCTCATTAGCTGTATATTTGTCAATGACGATACCCATAGCGGTAGCAAGCTGATTGACCGTCGCGGCAGCGAGCTTGTCTTCGTCTCCCATTGCCGCAAGCAGCTTGTCAATCAGTCCGCAAACGTCATTTTTCTTAGAATCCATAAAGGCCAGAACACTTGCCGTGTTCTCCTCTTTTTTATGCGAGATTTTTTGCGCGAGATTCTTATCCTCGCTCAGAATACAGCGAATCAGGTAGGGAGAAACATGATATTTCTCTGCGAGCTTTCTCTGTGACGTCCCGCCTTCGACATATTCAGCTATAATCTTTTTTCGTTGCTTGTCGGTTAGCTTAGCCACATTCTCCCTCCTCGTTAGTTCTTGCTAACCTCCGTTCATAATAATAGACGGAGCACTGCACCGGAGGCCCGCGCAGTGCTCCGCCAGCGTTCAGCAGAAGGACCGCTAAACGCAGAAAAAGCCGGACTTCCATCCGACTTTTTCACTGTACCATTATAACGCAGAATAGCCCGATTTGATACGGGCTGTTTGCCGCATTTCTGCTAACGCCGCGCCGTGAAGCCGGCATACCCAGTCCTCACCATAATACAAGCAAGCCCCAATCGACCGCCAGCTATAACCATTCAGATACCTGAGCTCCAATACAGCTTTATATCTATCATCAGTCACAAATAGCTCAATAGCCGCATGGATTTCTTTCTCAATGTTAACAAGTGCCTCTATTTCTGCGAGAATCTCGTTTTCTAAATCCACGATATTGCACGCGGCATTTTCTACCAAGCTCTGCTTGTACATAGATGAGCCACCGGAGTCGGGTTTAAGTTCAACGGTAATAGAAGACGCCAAACTGCGCCACGATTCTATGCGCTCGTGCTTTGCTGCAATCAGGCCCTTTGCCTTCCGCCCTCGAAGCAAAAAGGTTTTCGGGTCTTCACATATCATTTCAATCTGCTCATCAGTCATTTTGATACCTCCTTGATTCTGGCCTTCAGGGCCTCGAGGCAAGCGTTCTGCCTTACCTCCTTCGGCGCGAGTATGTTGTCTAAGACACGGTAGTCATAGGTGCCCCTCATCAGAATATGGTGAATCAGGACCGTTTTCTTTTGTCCCGGACGGTGCAGCCGTTTATTTGCCTGTTGATATAATTCGAGACTGGTAGGAAGTCCGTACCATATCGCGATATGACCTCCTGCCTGCAAGTTCAGCCCGTGACCCGCGCTCGCAGGGTGAGCAAGCATAATCGGAATCTTGCCCTCGTTCCAGCGGACGACCGCGCCGTCGTCTTTAATGTCTACCGCTTCCGGGTACCGCTCCATAATTCTGTCGCGTTCATGCCGAAAAGCGTAAAACACCAAAACAGGTTGACCGTTCGCCTCTTCGATAAGTTGGTCTAACGCCTCGAGCTTGCAGTCGTGCAGGACCTTGACGTTGCCGTTCTCGTCATAAGCGGCCCCGCCTGCGGCCTGCAAGAGCTTATTCGTCAGGACCGCCGCGGTCGGTGCGTCGATGTCGCCGTCAGCAAATGGGAGAAGAGTGTCCCGCTCAAGAGTCTTATAAAGTTCCATCGCCTCTGGGGTAAGCTCGAACTCGCGGCGGAGAAAAAGTCTGTCCGGTAATTGTAAGTAGTCCGCTGCGTTCATGCTGATACAGAGCTTTCCGATTTTCTTATAGATAAGCTCCTCCGCGCCGTCTTTCGGTTTCCATGAAAAAATGGTCGTGGCGTTCCGCTTGTCCGGGACGAAGTAAGTATCGCGGTAGCCCGTCAGAGTTTTTCCGAGAGCCTTACCCTCGTCAAGCAGGTACATTTCCGGCCATAGGTCAAGCAGTCCATTCGGCGAAGGCGTGCCGGTAAGACCGACAATCCGCTTGATGTACTTCCGCACCTTTTTCAAAGCCCGGAAGCGCTGCGCCTTGCTGGACTTAAAGCTCGACAGCTCGTCGATGATAACCATATCGAAAGGCCACTTGCTTTTGAAGTAGTCCACAAGCCAGACGACATTCTCGCGATTGACGATATAAATATCTGCCTCCCGCTCGCAAGCTGCGATACGCTCGGACTTCGACCCAAGAATCAGCGAGAGCTTCAGGTGTTTCAGGTGGTCCCACTTCTTGACTTCGGGTGGCCACGTCTCCTTTGCCGGTTTCAGCGGGGCGATAACAAGGACCTTGCTCACAGCAAAGTAATCGTTCAGGAGCTTGTCCGCCGCGCTCAGGCTCGTTACCGTTTTCCCCATACCCATATCCAGTAAGAGCCCCGCCTCGGGGTTATCGAGAATGAACTTCTCTGCGAAGTCCTGATAATAGTAAGGTTTATATTCCATCGGCTTTTAGCCTCGCTTTCAAATCCTCCATATCGGAGATACGCCAAACGGTACAGCCGAGCCCCTCTAATGTCGCGATGACCTTTTTCTGCCTGATACTCAAACCGTCACTCAGCCCCGGCCGCTTGACCTCGATAAAAATTATTCGTCCCCCCGGCAATATCGCGATTCGGTCAGGCACCCCCGGAGCTCCCGGGGACACCCACTTATACGCTTTACCGCCGAGGGACTTGATATACTCGCAGAGCTTTCGCTCAAAAGTGCTTTCATACATAAAATCCCTCCTTCAGGTAGTCGAGTAGCGCGTGTAACAAAGATTCCTTATATATACATGTAATGCGAGGGAGCGAACAAGTTGTGTCGAGTGTCCCTTTACTTTTTCAAAAAATGTTTTTAAGATTTTTCAACTACCAGTACTACCAAGTAGCCAAAAGCATTGATATATAAGGCTTTTTCGAGGTAGCAGAGTAGGTAGCACTTTGTTGCAAGTAGTTCTCAAAGTGCTACCTTTGTTGCAAGTGCGCTTGTACGACCTACCCTCTAACGAAAAAAGTTGGCCTTTCAAGTGCTACCTTTGCTACCTCAGACCTCTTTCACGAAGCCCCTCTGCCTGCCGTAAATTGCTCCGCAGTTGACGGAGGTGGACAACCGCCAGCCCGGAATCATGCGCAGGAGCCCGATAATCTCGCGGGCCTGCGTCTGCGAGTAGCTCTTCGGGTCGCCCTTGAAAAGCTCCTGCCAGACCTCAAGTGCGCAGACCTTTGTTCTCGGTACGGTACCGTTACGCTCCTCACCGAAGCCGCCGCTCCAGAACATGAGACGCTTTTCGAGGTCCCAATCGTCCCAGCCCTCGGGCAGCAGGACTTCAAGGAAGTTCTCGATAAGACCGAGCTTGCCGTTCGCCTCGGTGTGGTCGGCCTGCACCTTGCGAGCCATCTCTTCGACCGCGCCGTCAAGGTACCAAGTCTCGCCGGCCTCGTAGTAGGTCACAGCCTCGGCCCATATCTGGTCCACGATAGAAGCGGTCAGCTTGTCTCCGAGAGTCTTGCCTGCGTCGGTAACAACGACCGGCCAGAAACGGCGGGCACCAGTAGGGTCTCTCAGGAACTCCTCATCGTTCGTGGTACCGAAGAAGGCGCATTGTCTCGGGTGGCATTGTGTGCGGCGAGCGTATGCCGCGCGGTAGTTGTCCTCCTGTTTGGAGACGAACTGCTTAATCTGCTCGACCTCAGCCTTGCGGGTCGCGGCCATTTCAGAGAGCTCGATTATCCAAAAGCCTTGAAGCTGTTCGTAGGCGTCCTTGCCAGACATGGTATAGAGCGAGTCCGAAAACCACTCCTTACCGAGCTTCTTCAAAGTCGTGCTCTTGCGGCAGCCCTGAGGACCGATAAGGACGAGCATGTGGTCGTGCTTGCAGCCCGGAGATAAGATTCTCGCGGCCGCGCCGATAAGCGCCTTGCGGGTTACCGTTCTCGTGTATCGAGAGTCCTCGGCGCCGAGGTAATCGATGAAGAGCGTCTCGCAGCGTTTCTCGCCATCCCAGATAAGGCTCCGCAGGTACTCGCGTACCGGGTGCCTCGTGATGTCGGCGAGAGCAAGGTCGATGCCTTCTCGGGTCTTCGGCATGGAGTCGATTTTGTAGTCCTTCTCAAGAACGTTGTGCACACCGGCGTCGTCGGTGTCGTCCCACGAGCGCGGCTTTGCGTCAGCTTTTCTCCAAGGAAGGTCTCCGCAGACCATAGGACGCTCCATGAACTCGTCCCAGTAGAAGGTACCCTTAAAGCGAGGGTCATTCTTCACGATGATACGGATATTCTCTACCGTGGTCGCTGCGTGTCCGGTCTTCGGGTTTACCTCAAGCTGTGAGACCCAGTTCATATCAGGAGCCTCGTCGCCCTCGCCGAAGAGCTGGACGATGTAGTCGAGCTGCTTGCTCTGCAGCTCCTTCATAACGCTCTCACAGTTGGTCTCAATCCACTTACACATATTCTTGTAGGAAGGAAGGTTATTTGCCGCGGTGTTCGCGGGTTTCCCTTCGTCGTCCTTACCGAACATGTGAATGCGAACGAGGTCGAACGCATTGCAGAGCTTGCCGCAAGTCGGGTCTGTGCTGTGGTGGCTATACGCAAAGCGGCCGTCTTCGTAGATAACAAGGCCGCCGGAGGTCGAGCCGCCCTTGTAGGTGTAGCGGCCGTTTTCACCCTTAATGTAGACGTCAGGCAGGAAGGCCTCGATTGCGTCCTCAACGGAGTAAGTGCGGCAGAACGCACCCACGATACCGTCTTTCGCGGTCGGGTCTCCCTGCTTGTCAGCGAGACGCCGAATCGTGCCGGACTTCCTGCTTGATACCGGCCACTGAGTCGGGTCTTTCCAGTCCGCGTACCTTGCGAGCTGCTCGTCAGCGTCCAGCCATGGGCCGTCCTGCACCTCATAGCGGAACTCTCCGTCAGAGGAAGCGCTTGCCCAGTACATGAGCCGATGGGGCTCATAGGTGGTATCGTCGCACATGTCGATACCGATGTCGCCCGCAATCCTGCGGGCAATGGCCTCGTACTCCTCAGGAGACACAGGCCTCGAGAGAGGAAGCACAAGGCGAAGCCTCGGAGCTTTCGCCGTATGACTGTGCGTGCTGTAGAGTACCGCAGCGCAGCCCAGAATCAGCACGACCGTAAGCCACGGGTCTTCGCCGGCCGTGATAGAGTCCATATCAAGGGTGATAAGCCGACGCTGCAGAACGGCGTCGATTTTACGGCGGCCACCTTTCAGGGTACCGCCGATAAAGCCGCCGACGTCCTTCGCGTTGTCGCGCTCTTCTTTCGGCATACGGAAGTACTCTTGCTGGGTCTCCTGCGTCCGGGTCACACGGCCGAGCTTATCAACGAACTCAGACCAGAGCATTTCTTTAGTTTTCCAGCTTGCCGAACGCCGCGAGCTACCCGTCGCAATCGTTATCAAGCCGTCGTATTGAAGAGTCGGCATTAAAAGGTACAGGCTCTCGTTACCACTCTCGTGATACCTGCGTTCTTAATCATGCGGTCGCAGATATTACACGGAGCGGGGTCAATGGTTTCATCGAGGCATGCAAGGTAAAGGGTAGCACCCCGCATTGACCGCCTCGGCGCACTGATAATCGCATTCTGCTCGGCGTGAACGGCAACGCAGGTCCCATACTGGTCCCCGTGGCGGGCAGCATGCTCGTCGATAGGAGTGGAATGCTCTCGGCAGTAGCACTTCCCGACGTCGCAGCAGTTGGCTTCGCCTCTGGGCGCGCCGTTGTAGCCGGTCGCGATGATTTCGTCGTCTGCGACAATCACGGCCCCATACTGCCTGCGAAGGCAGGTAGAACGGGCCGCGACGGCTTTTGCGATATTCAGATAGTAGTTGTCTTTGTCTATTCTCATTCAGTCTCACCGCCCCGATTCCAAGATTCGATGTCGACGCCGATTTCCTTCAGCTTGTAGGTGTTGAGCCAGATATTGTCGCTCTCATCCATTTCATACCTTTTAATGAGGTCGAAATACTCGGCCTTGAAACGGTCGTAAAACCGTCTCAGGCGTTTTTCGCCGAAGCCGTATTGCGCGTGTAACTGCCAAAGTATAATGGCGTCGATTTCGTTTGCATGTTTATGGCTGTACTCTGCAAGCTGTCTCTGGATTTCGAGATTCATAGCCTTGCGCTCGGCGGCGGTAAAGTCAGCGCCGTAAACTTTACCGCCCGCCTTTTTTACCCGCACGGTTATCTTCCGCTGCTGCCGAAGGCCCCAGACCCTCGAGCAGCGCCCTCATCATAGGTGAACTCAGGGATAACGACCGGCATAATCACGAGCTGGCCGATACGGTCGCCCTTCTTAATGTCGTAGCCGTCGCCTCCGACATTCGAGACGATGGCGTGGACCTCTCCGCGATAGCCGGAGTCGATGGGCGGAAGCTCGCATACGATACCGCGGGCGCTCAGGCTGCTGCGAGGAAATATGTACCCCACATAGCCGTCAGGCAGTTCCAGACCGAAGCCGAGAGGCAGCTTATAAACCTGCCCCGGGTAGATGGTCTGGTCTCTGGGGCTGAACACATCCGCGCCGGCGTCGTTGTCATGCGCTCGTACAGGAGCGGGACCGCTAAAGTCAATCAGCTTAATCTTCATCTCGCACCTCCATACAGAGCGGAAAATCCCGCTCGAGAATATCGTGAGGCGTAAAGTCGGGCGACAGCGGAGCCCCGCAAGCCATCTTACCCTCAAGGCATTTACCCTTCATGCAGTAGGGGCCGGTCGTCTCAGGAGAGAAGAGAGCCGGAGCCAGTTCGTAAAGCTCTTCCCAAAGGCGGAGCATAACGTAGCGGGTTTCGGCGGTATTACGCCGGCAAGTTCTCTGACTTATCATGTGCTTCCACTGATAAGGCGTCGCGCTGATAATCAGAACGTTTCTCAGACCCTGCGGAGCCAGATAGCCCGCGGAGTCGTTGTCCACGCCATACTCGACGAGGAGCTTATACTTCCGCATGGCGTCCTGACACTGGGAGAGATAGGAGAAACGCATTTGACTGTCAAGCAGCTCATAAGGGACAACGAAGTCGGCCTCGTTCGAGTAGTCGCTGTACTGCAATGACGCAGACATAAACTTGACTTCATTCTGGTGCCTTGTAATCTGAGCGAGGAATCTCCTTGACGCTCCGACAATTACGGCGTTGATGACCGCAAACTTCTGAATCGTAGGGTGCGGAAGCTGGGTCATAACCTTAGCCGTTTTCTCGGTGTACTCTTTATCGTAGAGAGCGAGGAAGTCAGAGAGGTCTTTGACCGTGTGCCCGCGCTGCGTCAAGCGCGCGGCGCAGACCATCATCTTCTCGGCCTCGCTGATTGCGGTCGGGTTGAGGATTGCGACTTTAATTTTATCCATTGCCGTTCGCCTCCTCTTCGACCAAAGCCTTGAGCAGGAGCAGGTAGTTAATGCTGTCCGTGATTTTCTCGGTCCAGCGGTCAAGAGAGTAGCTGCGGCCGTCAGTACACATATCCGAGATAGAGACGAGGTGCTTTGTCAGCATACCGAGCAACGCCTCTTTCGGCGTGCCGTCGATAATCGCGGCGGCCTTCTTGAAGTGCGCGAGGCGGTCGATATTGCTCTCGTCTACGGCGTCAGGAGCATACTCGTGGCCCTTGCCGGTAAGCAGGTGCTCGCAGACAAGAAGCTGCTCTTTGACGACCTTATTAAATACGTCTATCTTCATAGCGGTTAGTCCTTTCTATAGTATTCGCACTCATAGGCGTCAGCCTTGAGCGGTAAGCCGGTCGCCCACTCGATGGGCTCCGACATGATTTTGCTGATTTCCTCGGCGGAGCTTACGCCGATAGGTACCTCGCAGATAACTTCGTCATGGACATGGAACACAACCGGAAAACCGGCGCGCTCCAAACGGTCAATGGCGACTGCAAGGCAGTCCCGAGCCGTAGCCTGAACGATGTTCTCCACGAGTTTCGGACCGTAGGACTCAATACGACCCCAGCCGCCCGAGGATTGAATTGTGCCCTCATAAGTGATACTGTCGTCGTCGATTCTGGGCTTTACGTAGCTCAGCTCACGACCGTTCGGAAGTCTCAGCTTGAGAAGAGGCCCTTGCTTGTAAAAGCCCATACCGAAAGGCAGCTTAGTAGGAGCCTTCGTCTGAATGGTCCTGCGTGCGGCGGCGTCCGTGTCCCACCATAATTTAGTAATGGCAGGATTTGCGGCGCGCCAGCTATTGACGAGCGGTTTCAGCTCAGACTCTTCGAGCCCCATTTCGAGAGCGCCCATAGATTTCAGAGCGCCGACGCTGCCGCCGTAGCCGAGCGCGAGCTCAGCGATTTTTCCTTTCTGCCGCATAGGGTCTCCCTTTTTGACGGAGCCTTTCGGAAGATGAAACATCTGCTCGGCAGAAGCCTCATAGATTTTGCCGTGGGTCTTGAAAACCTCCATGCGCCACTCTTCGCTTGCGAGCCATGCGATAACGCGAGCCTCGATAGCGGAGAAGTCGGACACGATGAAGCGATAACCGAGTCTCGGGATAAAGGCCGTGCGGATAAGCTGTGAGAGAGTCCCGGAAATGTCGTCAAAGAGCATTTCAAGGGTCTCAAGGTCACCGGCCTCGACAAGCTGTCTCGCGGTATCGAGGTCACGGTCCGGCATTTTGTTCTGCGGTAAGTTCTGCATTTGCACGAGACGGCCAGCCCATCGACCAGTACGCGCCGCGCCGTAAAACTGAGTCAAGCCGCGAATGCGTCCGTCCGGGCAAGCCGTGCGAAGCATAGCGTTATATTTTTCAGTCGAGGTCTTCGCAAGACCCGCTCTGATGTCGAGCATACGGTCTACTGCGTCGCAGTCGGCGTCAGCCCTTACGCCGGCGATACTCTTCTTGTTGAGGCTCTCGACCTCGATACCCGCGGTGTCCTCAATCCAGCTTTTGAGCTGCGCGGTGCTCTTCGGGTTTTCAAGGCCCGTAAGTTCCTTAGCCTGCTCAAGAAGTCTCGCCTTGATAACGGCGTCAATCTCGACCGCGTGCTCCGCGAGGTTAAGGTCTACACCGACGCCGCGGTCGTTGATATGCTGGTCGTGAATCCAGAGGGGCTGTTCCTTCTCGTATACCGGGAAGCGAGAGAGCTTCTGCCGGATAGCCCGCTCCGAGACGACGTCCTGACGGTTGTACTCAACATAGATAGCCCAGCGGTCAGGGTCATGCTCAGGAAGGTTGCGGGTCCGGTTGCCGTTCGTCTTCGTAGGCTTACAAGGTATCGAGAAGTAACGGATAAGCGCCCGACCGGTTTTAGACTTCTGCTTATCTTCAGGAAGTCCGATGACTTCACCGACAGCTTCCAAGCTGCCGGGCAGACCCAGCTCTCGAGCCATAACTGCGGTGCAGCTCCATTGCTCGGGTGGCGTCACGCGGCCCATAAACGCGCTCAGACAAGTCCGTTCAAAAGACGCATTGAATGCTGTCTTTAAGATTTCGGGGTCATACAGAGCGTTCTGGAGCTCCTCAGGCAGGCTCTCGCCTCTGGCGAGGTCGATAACCTCGACCGGGCCGTCGTCCCAAGCATACCCGAAGAGAAGAATCTCAAAATCGGGGCTCTGGGCGTAGGCATAGACACCACACTTTTGCAGAGAGACCGAGCTGTATGTTTCTATATCGATTGCTAATGTTCTCATATTGCCTCCTTCCTCCGGGCGGCGTTCGCCTCAGCAAATCCGAGACGAACGCGCCGGAGCATACGCTTAACCGAGGAGGTCGTCGTTGTCGTCCTCGTCTTCCCAGCCGTCGTCCCAATCGGAATCCGTAACAACGCCGCCGCCCAGAGGCTCGCCGTCGTAGAGCTTCATGATACCGTTGAGGCCGGCAGAGATACCCTTGTTGCCCTGCGTGTCATACACGTAGAAGTTGATGATTGCGCGGCCGTAGCAGCCGGAGTAGAGCTCCTGAGGGTCAGTCAGCGGGGTCTTGTCCGCGTGGACGAGAACGGGCTTGTTGTTGGAGCTGACGGTGATAACGTAGCAGCCCTTGCACTCTTCGCCGAACTCACCGCCGTTCGGGCGCTCGCCGTCGCCGTCGTGCAGCGTGCTCTTGAGGTTGGTAGGCAGCTTCTTGCCGCTGTTGCTTGCCATGAACTTCTGCTTAGCCTCGTCCATAGCGGCCTTGATTTTCTGCATGGTGGCCTTGTCGCTCTTCGGAATCAGGAGGGTAACGCTGTACTTCGGCGTAGCGCCTTCCTGAACGGCGCGAGGGGTGAAGAGGTTGCAGTAGGAAAAACGGACCTTACCAGTAGTGATTTGAGTAGACATAGTATCAATCTCCTTTAATATAAATAGTTTTCATCTGAACGCCGTACTCGACGGCGAGCTCATGTGAGTCAAAATAGATGTCGATAACGTTTCCCTTAACGGCGCTTCCCGTATCTTCGGCTATGTACTCACAGCCGTCGATAATGAGGACCGTTCCGAGAGGTATCACATCGGGGTCGACCGAGACCGTGCGGTCTGCGGTCGGAATCGTGCCGCTCTTTGTTCGCTGCACGTAATCGGTACCGACCCGAGAAGGGTGTTCCGCACTCCAGATACCGCAGCACTTAACGCAAGTGCAATAGGCGGTAGTCTTGAACTCGCCGAGCTCGATAAGCTCAGGCTCCGGCGCGGCGGTCTCGGTAATCGGCTCAGGAGCTTCTACCCGAACGGGCAAAGACTCAGGCTCATCAGGAACGGAAGCGCTCGGTCTCGTAACGAACGAGAGAATCAAGGCGACAATGAGCGCCAGAATGAGGAGCCACTGGATTTTGATAAGGCGGATTCTCGCCTGCGTTCTGCGTCTTGCCGCTTCCGTCATAACGAGACCTCCTTACTTATCGAACTCAGCGAGAAGCTGTTCTTCGGGCTTGAACTCAGGGCGCTTGTCCTTTGCAGGAGCCAGAGTGGGCTTGCCCTGAGGCTTGACGATAAGCTCGCCGAGCGTTTCAGCTACAGCCTTTTTACCGAAGTCCTTCTCCATCTGAGTCAAAGTAATCAGTTTGCGCTCGTAGAGCAGACTCTCGTCGTAACCGGCGGACTTCATAGCCTCGACGACTTTCAACTCGTCCGCGAACTTGCGGTTGCTGCGGCCCTCAACCATCTTCCAGCCGGTAACAGGCTGACCGCTGAGCAGCGTAGAGGATACGAGGCCTTCGAGGTCAGTAAGCCACGCCTGAATATCCGCGGCCTTTTCAAGAATCGCGCCAGCCTCTTCAGGAGTCAGGAGCATAGCGTCCGGGGCCCCATCGAAGAGCTTGAGATTCTTGTCGGCTCTCGCTTTGCACTGAGCTTTCGCCCGGCAGAACTTGCAGACCTCTTCGGACGGGGCGAACTCGCCTTCGCCCTTATAGGCCAGCTTAGCGCGGGGCTTGACATACTTCTCAGCCCACTCAAGCAGCTCCTTGACGGTGATTTCGTCGGAGCTCTGAATGCCGGAGAGGCGAGGCTGGAAAATCGTCATGCGAACGGAGTCGATGTCGAAAAGCGTGTTGTACTTGAGAAATGCGCCGAGAGCGTAGAGTCTCATCTGCGGATTGCCGATAGCTTCGACACGGACGCCTTTGCCATACTTGAAGTCCACGATTTCGAGGACCTTGTCAGCGACGATGATGCAGTCGCCAGTGCCGAAGCCATCCTTGACATACTTCGAGAAGTCGACTCTCACCTCAAGCTCGGTAAATGCGTCCTCGCAAGACTCCTGCGCAGCTTTGGTCTTTTCAGCAACAAATCTTGCGTAGTCATTTGCGCATTCCTGCATTTCAGCGTTGTAGTAAGGGCCTTTTGCCAATTCGTCACGGCGATTCTCAAAGTCCATCTCGGAGACTTCGCCGAGGAAGTAGCGGGCGGTCAGCTCGCAGAGCTCATGGGCTGCGGTGCCTTCTTCGGCATACTCGCTCGTGCTCTGCGGAAATTGAAGCTCGAGTAGCGCGCTCGGGGTACACTCGAGCCAGCGGTGAGCGCCGCTTGCGGAAAGTAGTGCGTGCTTAGCCATTGACACTCACCAGCTCTTTCATAAGCGCCGGATAGTCTTCCGTGCGGCTGTCGAAGTCGGAGAGCTTCTTGCAACCGAACTTCGCAAAGATGTCAGCGAGCTCTTTCTGCTTGCCAGCTTTGGAGAGCTTCAGGGCGACGGCGCGGATGTCGGTCTTCGTGATAGGCTTGTCCTCGGTTTTAGGAGCCTCGGTCGCAGGAGCAGGAGCATCAGCCGTGGGCTCGACAGGCTTTTCCGAAGGGGAATCGAACATACTTACCTGACCGGGAATCTCGGTGTCAGGGAGCAGGGCTCTCAGCTTGCTCAGGTTTTCCTGAGTCAGTTCCATTGTTACGGTGATTTTCATTTTGTTTTGCCTCCTTGTTTTTCTTCCAAGCCAAATAGGCTTGCATATTTTGTGGATTTTCGTAAAACGCGTTGACCGCAGCACTTAGTCGGTCAAGCATAAGATTCTCTCTTGCAAGAGTGGTTTCGGCGAGCGTCGGCCGCATTTTTGTCTTTTAGGACAAATCAGCCGCAAAAAAAATTGCGTTCGTCGTAGGAGCGTCCAAATCAAGGAGCTCCTTACAGAGCTGCACTTCAGGTACCGTGAAGGCAACTTTGCCCGTAATCTTACGGTAGGCTGTGCTCATACTCCAGCCCTGCGCGTCCGCAAGGTCTTTCGTAGTAACGCCTTTCAGGGTCATGTGGGCCCTTAACATTCGAGTTTCAACCATACGATATACTGTCTCCTTTCCTTGAGATTTTTCCGCGTAGGCACTACCGGTTGTCCCAAAGGACAAATTTATTATACCGTGTCCTTTTGGATTTGTAAATAGCCTTTTGGAAAATATTTGTGAATTTTAAGCAAAAGTATTCACTTTAAGACAAATGCGTGTTATAATAAGAGTAATCTTTTTCAAGGGAGGCGGTCTTAATGACTTTAGGCGATAGAATACATTATCTCAGAACAGAGAAAGGGTACACTCTGCAGGAGCTCGGCGATAAGGTCGGCGTCGGTGCGAGCACGGTCCGCAAGTGGGAAACGGGCTACATCAAAACACTTCGTACCGATAAAATGTAGAAGCTCTCGAACGCTCTCGGAACGTCGGTCGACTACCTGATGGGGTGGACAGATAACAGCGTAAACGTCGGAACGGTGGGGACCAATAACGGCGTTATAGGCCAGAACTCCGGTGAGATTCACTTAGAGCAGCAGCGCTCCAAAGAGGAAGCGGAGCTTCTGCGTATTTTCTCCGGGCTCGATGTCAAGCGGCGTATGGAGCTGCTTATGACAGCTATCCGCTTAGACGAGGAGCAGAATCAATGAACGCGTGGAGCAGAGAGGACATAATTATCGCCTATGCTCTTTACTGCGTTACTCCTCTCGGGAAAATCAATCCCAGCAACAAAGTCATTCAGCAGGTCGCCGAGATTATTCCTCACTCAGTCGCTTCTATCGTAATGCGCATGAGGAACTTCCGGTACATAGACCCGAAGGTTTCCTCAGGGCTCAAGAACGTAGCGAAGGCGGACCGAATGATTTACGAGGAGTTCAAGCACGACTGGGGCTCTCTGAGTCTTGAGGCGGAGACCTTGACAGGTCTCGCTATCTTTGACTCTTCACCTTTGCAAGGGGCAAAGCCGCTTTCGTCTCTGACGAATCACGGAAGAGTATCGCGGGAACGACACTTCTTCAAGCAGGCGGTGCTCGCGGCTTACGACGACCGGTGCTTTATATCCGGCTGCGCGCTGCCGCAAATGCTCGTTGCAAGTCATATAAAACCGTACTCGCAATGCCGAAGCGAGGCGGACCGGGTCAGCCCCGACAACGGGATTTGCCTCAATACTTTTTATGATAAAGCCTTCGACCGAGGCCTTATAACTATCACTCCTTCCATGAAAATCTATGTTTCGCCAATAATTTTGGATAGCCCTCAGGACGCTTTTACAGCCCGCTGGCTGGCTTCTCTTGCCGGAATGGGTTTACTCGCCCCCCTCGGCCTACTCGTCCTCGCGTGTCTTTCTCTGTTTCCTTCTTTCGGCTGACTGG